CGACTTCACACTAAAACCGACTTCATCATTAATAGGTGCTGGCACTGGCGGTTCTGATATTGGCGCAGTTGCTTTCACCGGGGAAGTAACCACTGTGACGTCTGGCATATTACAGGCAGACGATGCTGCGGTTTCCGGTTCACTAAGCATCATACCGAATACGAATCTTACAGTCGGTGGCAGCATCCAGGCACAGGATGCGACCGTATCTGGATCCACAAATATTGACCCGGTATCTGAGGTTGTCACTGCCACCATTACAACCGAAGCCGGTATCGCGGGTAGCATTCAGGCACAGGATGCAGTGGTAAGTGGATCGCTGGTTGTTACGGCGTCTACTGCGGATGCAACGGTTGCTGGTAGTGTACAGGCGCAGGATTCGAGTGTGGATGGCTCAGTTCTGGTGGTGCCACCACTAACTGCTGTTTTGGGCGGTGGTGTGCAGGCACAGGATGCAACAGTATCTGGCTCGTTACTCGCCTTTATTCCCTACCGGTTCAAGTACACAACGGCTGCCAAATTATTCAGTGCATTCGGCAAAACTGAAATGGCCTTAATTGCATCGCCTGAGCAAAGCACGGTGAGCGGTGATTTGTTTTATGCCGTGATGATGAATAAAAATCTATCGACCTGGTCACTGCAGCAAATTGCAGATGCCAATGACGCTGCGAGTCGACTGGCCGATACCATTCAATCGGCAGAGCACCTGATCGACTCCTACATCAGCCCACGTTACTCGTTGCCGCTGTCGCAAGCTCTTATTGATACCAGCCCGCTGCCTACCTACTGCAATCATATTGTGCGCTTTATGTTGATGGACGATCGCACCACGGAAGAGGTTGATAAGCGTTATGACCAGGCAATGAAGTGGTTGCGTGATGTGAGCATGAACAAGGCCAGCCTGGGTGCTGATGACACCGCCGTTGCCAGTTCGGCTGGACGCATGGTGAGCCGCCGTGGCCGCAGCAAATTAAACTGGGATGGCTTCTAATGGCTGGCGTAAGGCTTGAGTACAGGCTGCAAGACAAACAGGTGATTAATGCGCTGAAGCGCATGGAGGCCTTTAATGCACGGCCCATGTTTGACGAGATTGGTGGCTACCTCGACTCGTCTGTAACGCAACGCTTTAAAGACGGTGTTGGCCCGGATGGTATCGCCTGGGAAGAAAGTGAGCGCGCAAAGAATGAAGGCGGCAAAACGCTGGTTGATTTTGGCCACCTGCGTGATTCTGTTACGTCGTTTATTTATCTGGATGGCAGTGGACTGGAGCACGGTAGCGACATGGTGTATGCCGCTATTCACCAGTTTGGTGGCAAAGCTGGCCGCAACAAGTCGGTTGAATTGGTGGCGCGACCCTTCATTGGCATTGATGGCGATGATGAAGATGAGATAAATGGCATTGTTCGTGACTTTGTACAACAGGTGATGCCGTAATGATTGCTGAGGTTGAAAATTATCTGATTGAGAAAATCACCGAGCTGTTCAACGGACGGCTGCGACTGGTGGATTCGCTGCCGGGCCAACTGGACCAGGCGTTAATTAAAGCCATGGCCGCAACCACACCGGCTGTGTACATCAGCTTTCTGGGTGGTCGTTCGAATAACGGCACCTGGTTAGCCAACTGGGGCCTGTATGTATCCACCGGGCTGGGTGACCACAAGCTGCGTCGCCAGGGTGATGCCAGCATTATTGGGGCGTATGAGATTATCAATTTACTCATCAGCTACTTTAATGACCACACCGTGCCGGAGGTTGGTTCATTCAATTTCGACCGGGTGCAGAATTTATTTAGCCTGAAACTCGATAGTTATGGCGTGAGTGTGTATGGCATTACGTTGACCTTACCGATGCCGTTCGACGACGTGTCTGCAGCGGGTGGTGCACTGCAGAACTTTGTCACTTACCACGCAGAGCATTCACTGGCACCGGGTGATGATGAACCCGACGCGATTGATGAAATTACACTGGAGCAATGAGATGAGCACGTTACACGTTAAACCGAAGAAGATAAAAGGCATTGCCTGCATTGTGCGCATGCCAGAGAAGAACAACCAGGTGCTGCCGGAGAAAGGTGAGCACGTGCCAGATAACAGTTACTGGCGTCGTCGTTTACGTGATGGCGACATCGAGAAGGTGACTGCTGCCAAACCTGCAAAGACTAATACTCAAACGGAGAGCTAAGCCATGCAATTTAACGATATACCTGCAAACCTGCGCGTACCTGGTGTTTATATTGAGTTCGATTCGTCACTCGCGGGTAACAGCAACGTTGCTTTTAAGCTGCTGGTGATTGGCCAGCGCCTCGCGGCAGGTACGGTTGCCGAAGGTGTGCCCACGCTGGTCACCAGCCCCGACGATGCCGAAACCTATTTTGGCCGTGGCGCTATGCTGGCCGAGCAGATTAAGGCAGTGAAAGCCGCTAACCAGTTTATTGAGACATGGGCGATTGCTCTGGACGATGACGTGGCGGGTGTCGCTGCCACCGGCACCATTACAGCCACAGGTGCGCCAACGGCTAATGGCAGCATTCCGCTGATGATTGCCGGTAAGAAAGTGAATGTTGCGGTGTTCAGTGGTGACACACAGGATGAAATGGCCACGGCGATAGCCGCAGCCATTACCGCCGACACCACACTGCCCGTTACCGCCACGGTTAATGGTGTTACCACAAACCAGGTGGATATTACCTGTAAGTGGGCCGGTGAAACCGGCAACGACATTGACCTGCGTGTGGGTTACTACGGTGAGAAACTGCCCACCGGTACCGCCATCGCCTTCGCCGCAATGGCGGGTGGCACTGCCAACCCGGACATTGCCACGGCCATTAACGCATTTGGTGATGAGTGGTGGAACTGGATTGTGATGCCGTATACCGACGCGGCCAACCTCACTGCACTGGAAACCGAGCTGGATGCGCGCTTTGGGCCAATGGTGCAGAAAGGTGGGCGCGCCTTTACTGCGTACAAAAACACACTGGCACAAACCTCTACCTTCGGCAATGGCCGCAACAGCCCGCATGTTAGCTGTATGGGTACCAACACATCACCAACCCCCACCTGGAGCTGGGCAGCGGTTAATGCGGTGGTTGCGGCTGCATCGCTATCGATCGACCCGGCCCGGCCGTTACAAACGCTGACACTGCCTGGCATATTGGCACCGGCGATTGAAGACCGCTGGACCACGTCTGAGCGCAACACCTTGCTTTACGACGGCATTGCGACCTATGTGGTTAACGCGGATGGTTCGGTATCTATCGAACGGCAAATTACCAGTTACCAGACCAACGCGGCTGGCAATGCGGATGATTCGTACCTGGACATCAACACCCCGGAAACGCTGGAGCGGATCCGCTTTGCTCAACGCTCGTTGTTTGCCACCAAATTTCCACGGCACAAGCTGGCGACTGACAATGCAAAAGGTGGCGATGGCGTGATGCAGCCCAAAATTGCTAAAGCCGAACTGCTGATGCTGTACCGCGACATGGAAGACCTGGGCTGGGTGCAGGAATATGACGATTACAAGGCATCTATTCAGGTTGAGGTTGATGCGGGTGACCCCACCCGACTGAACGTGCTGGATTCACCAACGCTGATTGGTCAGTACCGCGTGCATGCACAGAAAACGCAATTTCTGCGTTAACGATTAACCCCTAAAGGTAAACGAAAAAGGTAAACGACAATGGCAAAGCAATTTACAGGCAAGGTGACCATTCGTATTGATGGCCAGGAACATAAGTCGCTCGATGGGGCCACGCTTAACCCCGGTGGTGTTAACCGCAGCACGGTTAAAGGCGGCGGGCGCGTGCATGGCTTCACAGAGGAAGACCAGGAACCGACGATGGACTTCAAGCTGCCACACAATGCCGGTGTTTCACTTAAGCGATTGGGTTCACTGACTGATGCGACAGTGATGTTTGAGACAGACAGCGGCGTGCAGTTTATTACCCGTGGCTGTTACACAACCGAACCGCCCAGCCTTTCCGGCAACGAGGTTGATGTGAAGATGGCCGGTGTTGAATGTGATGAACTGGTGTAGGTGAGGTATGGCTGAGCACACATTCAAATTGTTACATGGTTTAAAACTGGGTGATGACAAGCTGGTTGAAGTGACCATAAAAGACCATTTAACCGGCGGTGAACTGCGGGCCGCATCCGAGGCATCCGAGGTGCTTCGCATCATGACATTGCCTTCCGGTGACCAGGAGCCAGTGCTGGTTATTAGCCCGTCAAGGATGGCATCGGAAACCATGCGCAGACAAATTCTGGCGATTGGTGATGCTAAGGGCCCCATCAGTATGGCAGAGCTGGACAGGCTGCATGAGGACGATATTGCCCTGATTCAGAACGCCTGCAACACCGCGCAGAAAGTCAAGATGGAAAAGGAGCTAGAACAGCGGGGGCGAACAGATCCGGCTGGCGGAAGTCAGTCGGCAAGTTGAAGTGGTTTTAATACTGGTATGCAAACTGGGCAGGCCAGATGTACAGGCAATGCCAATTTACGAAGCAATTCAATATTACAGGCTGGTAACTAATGAGTGATTTAAGAACATCTGTCATCGTTGATTTAGCTGGTAACCTGGTGCGTAAATCGCAGCAGTATACCAGGGCGATGACTGGGTTCAGCCGTAATAGCCGCAGCCAGCTTAATAGCCTGGATCGCACGACACGCAAGTTCAGCCGTACACTGGGTCGTTTGTCTAATCGTTACACTGCGCTCATCGGGCTGGGCACCGTTGCTGCTGCAGGGCGCAATGTTATTAACCGTGATGCCAGACTTACTCAGTTGCAGACCGATGGCAGAGCCTCGGAAGAACAGATACAACGTCTTAAAAAGGCCATGTTCGAGTTGGCCAATGATCGTTCCATACGGCTTGACCCCGACCTGATTCTTGGCGGTGTGGAAGAGATTATTACCCGTACCGGCGACTTTGAATTTGCAATGCAGCAATTGCGAAACCTTGCACTGACTATTCGTGCCACTGGCTCACAGGGTAACGATGTAGGTGCCGTGTTCTCAAATTTTTATAAAGCCGGTATTCGTGATGCAGATGAACTACTGAAACTCACTGATGCACTTGTGCTGCAAACCTTTCAGGGTTCGGTTGCATTTCGTGACGTTGCCAAGGTCGGCAACAAACTGTTCTCACCAGCTGTGGCATCTAGTGGTGTTGGTGAAGGCACCTTGCTTGATGCTGGTGCGGTGGCACAGATTGTTATCGATGCGGTCGGCTCCCCTGATGAAGCCACTGAATCGATTAAGTCACTGTATTCATTTCTCGAAAAGAAAGATGTTCAGAAAGCCATTACCGGTGCAGGCATAGATGTAAAAAATTCCAGTGGAAAAATACGCCCGCTGGCTGAGCTGCTGCCGGAAATATTTAAAGCGGCTAAGGGTGATTTTGGTGTGCTGGGTAAGCTGTTCGGTGACTCCGGCGTTAAGGTGTTCCAGGGGCTTTCATTGCCTGGCAATATTGAAAAGCTTGAGCAGCTGTCACAACTACGCACCGATGGTAGCTTGCTGCGTAGAAATGCTGCAATAAATGCGGGCACATCAAAAGCAGGGTTTCAGTTTCTCTCCAATAAAACAGAAGATTTGGCGGATGTCGTTATAAGCAAACCGACCAAGGAGCTAGCCGATGCAATGAACAGCTGGCAGAGCAATGATGGATTGACAAACTTACTGGGCGTTAACTATGCGCTGGGTGCTGTGATCCGAAAACCATTCGATGATTTATTGACAATAAATAAATGGGCAGGCCAGAAAACATGGAATGGTATTAGTGGTCTGTTCGGCAATAGCGATGACAATGCTGGTTTTAAGGGTGAACTCAAAATTACGATAGACCAGGACAACCAGGCCAGGGTGACCGGCGTTAATTCCAATAACCGTAATGTCGATATTGACGTCGACACCGGCACCCAAATGGTGAACCCATGAGCTGGCGTGAGCGCTACACCCCCGGCGGCAAGTTCCGCGATGCGGATTTCTGGGTGGAAACCGACGAGCTGGAATTTGGTCGCCGTGTGGTCATTCATGAGTTTCCGCTGCAGGACAAGCCACAGCCTGAAGACATGGGCCGCCGTGCGCGCAAGTTCAGCATTAGCATTTTTGTGGTTGGCCCCGATTACGACTTCGCCCGTAACCGCCTGATTGCTGCCATTGAGAAGCCCGGCCCTGGCGTGATGACGCACCCGTACCTCGGCACCATGAAGGTGGTTGTTACCGAGGCGAAAAAAACCGAGACCACACGCGAAGGCGGTATGGCGCGCTTTACTCTCACCTGTGTTGAAGCGGGTGACATTAATTTCAACTTCGAGCAGCCGGACACCCCCGAGATTGTGTTAGCCGCCGCCATAAAAGCCATCGCTGAGGCCATACTGGAATTTGGTGAAAACTTCGATGTAGTTACCCAGGCGCAGGAGTTTGTGGAGGCTGTTCAAAGCAGCATTGAAGCTGCTTTAAATGCAGTTGAAACGGTTGTGAGTGGTGTTACCGACCCTATAACTTCACTCATTCGTACACCTGCCGAGCTGGCATCTAAGTTTGCTGGCACTCTGGGCAACCTGCGCAATGCGCTGGGCAACCCATACCGCGCGCTGGATATTTATAAAACGCTGTTTAACACAAACAGTGACACCGCCAGCATTCCAAACACCACCAGTAACCGGTTACAGCAAATTGCCAACACTCAGGCTGTTGATGCCCTGGTGGCGCGCATTGCAATTGCAGAAGCATGCAAGACGGTGGCGCTTATCAATTGGCCCACCCGAGATGACGCCATTGCTATTCGTGATGTGATTCTGGATGCCATTGATGAACAAATGGATGCCGATATGACGGATGGTGTGTACGACGGCATGAGTGCCCTGCGTGCAGCACTGGCTGAAGACGTGCGCATTCGCAGTGCTCGCTTGCCGCGCCTGGCATATCACACACCGGCCACCAGGTTACCCGCGCTGGTGCTGGCACACCATATTCATGCGGATGCGTCACGTGCGGAAGAGTTGATTGTTCGCAACAAAATTGCACACCCCGGCTTTGTCGGTGGCGGCCAACCGCTGGAGTACATTAAGAATGTCTAGCATCGTACTCAAAGCAAATGGCATTGTTCACAGCGGTTGGAAAACCATTACGGTGCAGCGCTCGATTGAACAGCTGGCTGATACGTTCAGCCTGACGCTGACCGAGCGCTGGGCCCAGAACCTGGCCGATAGCGAGCGTAAACGCTCGATTAAGGTGGGAACGCCGTGTGAAATTGCCATAGACGATGAGACAATTATCACGGGCCATGTGGATGACGTGCTGCCCAGTTATGATGCGCAAACCCACGAAATTGAGATTGCTGGCCGTTCCGCACTGGGTGACCTGGTGGACTGTTCACTGGAAGGTAAGCAGTACAAAAACAAAAAGCTGGATGAGCTGGCGCGCATTGTGTGTAAGCCGTTTGGTATTGGTGTGGTGGTTGCTGCTGATATTGGCGGGCCGTTCAAGTCACCCACCATTGAGGCTGGCCAGTCACCCTTCGAGTTTCTTGCGCAGTTCGCGCGTAGCCGTGCGGTGCGTATGGTGAGTGACCGCAACAGTAACCTGGTGCTTACCCGTACCGGTACCGAGCGCATTCGCACAGCGTTGGAGCTGGGCAAAAACATTAAGAGTGCATCGGCTGAATTTACTCAGCGCGATCGCTTCGATAAATACACGGTGTTGGGCCAGCAGGCAGGCGGTAATACGTTAACCGGTGCCGCTGCGTCTGAGGTAAAGGGTACGGCCATTGATAAGCAGGTGGGTCGGTACCGCCCGATGGTGAGCCAGGCAGAAGGTTCTGTTAATGCTGGCGATGCAAAAATTCGTGCACGCTGGGAAAGCAACACACGCTTTGGCCGCAGCCAGGCTGTGGTGTATACCGTGCTGGGCTGGCGACATGCCGATGGCCTGTGGAAACCAAATACCCTGGTACCGGTGAAAGACGATTATCTTGATATTAATGAAGACCGCCTGATTGTGAGTGTGCAATTCATCATGGACGAATCTGGCCAGCGCACTGAGATACAGGTGATGCCGCCACAGGCCTTTGACCTGATTGCCTTGCCGGAACCAGAAACAGACGATGGTGGGTTCGGTTTATGAACTTACGCAGCCTGCAAAAAATACTCAAGCCATACCACCGGCGTATAACCAATTTGCTGGCCCGTGGTGTAGTGAAACTGGTGGATGCATCAACCTTAATACAATCAATTCAGCTGTCTGTTCTGTCAGGCGAGCTGCTCGATAACGTCGAACATTTTGAACCCTACGGCTTTACCGCACACCCGCATGCCGGTGCTGAGGCATTGGTGGCCAGCCTGGGTGGTAACCGCAGCCATGCTGTTGTTATCAGCATTGCGGATCGCCAGTTTCGCCTGCGTGAATTGGCACCTGGTGAAGTGGCGCTTTATACCGATGAAGGTGACCGCCTGCATTTTCAACGCAATGGCAATGTGCTGCTACAGGCTTCAAACAGTGTCACGGTAGATGCGCCGAATGTTTATTTTAGCGGCAACATTCATGTAGCCGGTGATGTAATAAGTGACGGTGATGTGATTGACGGTGTCAGCAGCATGCAGACTATGCGCATTACATATAACGGCCATTTGCATAGCAATCCTGAAGGCGGCAGCGTTGGCCCGGCCGTGGGGCAGATGTAATGGACATAGCGTTCAAGCACACAACAGGTTATGAATTCGATATCGGCATTGCTGCACCGGATCTCGCCACTGATGCTGGCATGCGCACGGCGGTGATTATTTCACTGTTTACAGACCGCATTGCGGAGGCAGTGGACGACGTAGATGCAAATGCAAACCGACGCGGCTGGTGGGCCGACATTCTCAGCGATGTGCAGGGTGACAAAATAGGCTCGCGCCTGTGGTTGCTGGGACGTTCGAAACAAACGAAAGACACTCTGCTGCGTGCAAAAGAATACGCACAGGAAGCACTGCAATGGCTGCTGGATGACGGTGTGGCCAGCCGCCTGCAGATAGAAACCGAATGGGTTGAACGAAGCACGCTAGGCATACGCGTGCAAATTTACAAAGCAGCTGGGGAACCATTTGACCAGGTGTTTGAATACAGTTTGGAGGCTTTATAAATGCCCTTTAACCGGCCATCGCTTAAAGTTATTAATGCCCGCATTCAATCGGATATTCAGAGCCGCCTGCCGGGCACTGACCCGAGGTTACGCCATAGTATGTTGGGTATTCTTGGAAAAGTGCATGCGGGTGTCGCACATGGTCTATATGGCTATTTAGAGTGGATTAGCAAACAAATCCACATTGATACAGCGGATGAAGAGAACGTTGTTCGTCATGCGGGTGAATATGGAATGACCCGTAAGGAGGCTAAGCCTGCAAAGGGCAATATATTATGCACTGGTGCAGATGGCAGCTTGATTCTTGCAGATACTGTTCTGCAACGCTCGGATGGTGTCGAATTTTCAACTGATGCCAATGCAGTGATTGCAGCAGGTACTGCAACGGTTGCTGTCACAGCAGTTAATGGTGGTGCTAACACGAACACAGCCGCAGCTAGCACGCTCACTTTCAGCACACCGCTTCCAGGCGTCAACAGCAGTGCCACAGTCGATGGTACCGGCCTTATCGGTGGAATAGATATTGAGTCCTTACCTGATCTTCGAAGTCGATTAAAATTTCGCAAACAACATCCACCCCAGGGCGGTGCTGCACATGACTATGTAGCCTGGGCGCTGGAGGTGCCAGGTGTAACGCGCGCCTGGTGTTACCCGCTGGAGAATGGTGCCGGTACCGTTGTTGTTCGCTTCATGATGGATGAGACTTATGCCGATGGCATTCCGCTCGCTGCTGATGTCGCTGCTGTGCAGGATCACATTGATGCGCGGCGCCCGATCGGCCTGGCTTTAAATGGCTTTACCGCAGTGGCACCCGTGGCAGCACCTATCGATTTCACTATCACAGTCGCGCCCAACACGCAGGATGTGAAGGATGCTGTTGTAGCCGAACTGGCGGATATGACTCTGCGTGACAGCGAGCCGGGTGGAACGAGTTTAATCAGCCGTATGCATGAAGCCATTAGCCTGGCTGAAGGTGAAACCGATCACGTGCTGGTGGCACCCGCTGCCGATGTGACGCACACAGTAAACCAGGTGGCGACCTTAGGCACGGTGACGTTTAACTGATGGATACAGATGACTACAAAAACCTGTTTATTGCATTGTTGCCTCCGGGTGGTATCTGGCCTTCGCCACAGGTTGTTAACTATTTAACGCAGCTGCTCGTTGCACAGGCTGAAGAAGTTACGCGCATTGAAGGCCGTGCACAAAACCTCCTAAATGAAGCGTTTGCTAGCACAGCCCTTGAAATGTTGGAAGACTGGGAAAGCGATGCAGGCTTACCATTCTCATGCACAGGCCAACTGGAAACGCTGTCGCAACGTCGCAATGCCATCATGGGTGTATTAACAATAGAGCGAAGCCTTTCAAAGACGTTTTACATTAATCTGGCAAGCCGATTGGGATTTGATATCACCATTGATGAAACCGCGGCATACACATGGCAAGTGACCGCTGCAGTGGATGCAAACGCTGTGTATTTTAGTGCGGGCCGGTCCGCTGCCGGTGACCCATTAATACAAACACTAAACAACTTGCTGGAGTGCGTTATGCAATTGCTTAAGCCTGCGCACACAGTTGTTACATTTAATTATATTTAGAGGTGATTTATGCATCGCGTCGATAATGCCACGTCAGCAATAACACGCCCGGTACCGCAAGTTGTTGGACCAAACCCGAATGGCTATTACCAGAACAATACGGTTGTGGATGCAGACTGGCTCAATGCCGTGCAGGAAGAGATCGTTTCCGTCATTCTTGCGGCGGGTATGTCTATCAGTAAAAACTATGTTACCCAGCTGAACGAGGCGATCGATCTTAAGATTGAGAATGGGTTACAAAGCGTGCTCGAAACCAGCACCACGGCACTGTTTGTGCAGGCCGCAGCCCCCACAGGCTGGACGCAAAATAGCACCTACAATGACCGTGCGATTCGGGTGGTGAATACAAATGGCGGCGGTGTGGGAGGCAGCTGGACTTTATCTGGTTTGTCTGTTGACGGGCATCAGCTGTCGGTGAATGAGATGCCGTCGCATAATCATGGGGGTGGTAATCACCGTCATAACATAAGTTGGGGTGACGGTGCGCCAGGCAGTGCGCAAAACTCACTGTATTACGGACTTGGAGGCAATGGAAATAGCGACGGAAGTCATGTATGGGTGACTGAATACTCAGGCACCATCATTACCACACAGGGTGGTAATGCGGCTCACAGTCATGGCCTGACTGCAAATGGGCAGTGGCGACCCGCCTATATAGACGTTATTGCGTGCATACGAAACTAGAGGAAATGTCATGGCATACAGTTACCAACTCAATACAACCAACTTCGTCATCAAAATCGAGGGCGTCTTAATCTCACCTGTTGAGAAGACAATTGTTATCACTGTTAGCAGGCTGAATTTGGCCAGCTATGATGTAGATCGCCTAATAGTGCAGGTGCAGGGTGATGACTTTCTGGCTATGGCCAGCCAGAGCCCGCAACTCGGTAATGGTATGTATGGCGCAATCAAGCAGGCTGCCTGGTCGTATCTCTTGTCGTCTCAGGCAGATATGGCTCAGATCGTTCTCGGGCGCCAGCTTGAGGTGGATGAAACCTTGCCACCCATGACTGAGGTCGAGTGATGAAGTACCGGAACGCTGACAAGTGCCATAAGTGCCCACAGAGCAATGGAGAAGATGGCTGCCCCTGGTGGTGGGAACTGCTAGAACGCAATGACCAGGGGCAGGAACGCATGAATAAGCAGTGCGGCAAGACCTACCTGCCGACGCTAATGGTCGAGGTAATAAAGGCCAGCAACCGGCCTGCGGCGGAAATGAGCGCCATGCGCCAGGAGGTAGCACAGGCAGTGTCACAGGCCGTGGCATTAACAATGGAAAAAGTTTCACAGTTACCGGCTGATCATTCAGCGGGAATTGAGGACAAAACAGACAATTAAAAAAAGAAGCGACTGGTTGGTGCGCCAACACCAAACCAGCCGCCGACCACGGTGACCAAGCACCGTGAGCCAGCCAAGGCTTCCCTCCACGTCGACGCGGAACGGCGGAGCCTAGCACAAAGCATCAATCACAACAAA